AGACTATATTTCCAAACAGGTTCTGTTATTGGCAGGTCTCAGACGCAAGATGGTGAGTTCAATCACGCCCGTGTACCTATAGAGCAGTTAAATTCAAGTTCGGGGGCCAATAAGGCACAGATGCTTATCTCAAATTACGAGCATTACCTGAATATGATTAGAACGGTAACCGGATTAAATGAAGCTAGGGATGGTAGTTCACCTGACTCTGACTCATTGGTTGGGTTGCAAAAATTGGCTGCGTTAAATTCTAATACAGCAACAAGACATATACTTGAAAGTAGTCTTTATATATTTAGGGCATTATCTGAGGCATTGACTTATAGGGTCGCTGATATCTTAGAGTACTCTGATTTTAAGGATGACTTTGTAAATAAGATTGGCAAGTATAATGTATCAATTCTAAATGACATCTCTGATTTATACATCTACGACTTTGGTATTTTCTTGGAGGTTACACCCGATGAGGAAGAAAAGGCTAAGTTAGAGCAAAATATACAAATGGCTCTATCTAGGGACAATATAAATCTTGAGGATGCAATTGATATCCGTGAGGTTAAGAACTTAAAATTAGCCAACCAACTATTAAAGCTCAAGCGTAAGCAGAAGCAGGAGCGAGAAGATAAGATGGAGATGCAAAAGCAAGCCATGGTCTCTCAGCAAAACATGCAATCACAACAGATGGCTGCTAAGATGGCTGCTCAAAAGCAGGAAGCTGAGACTAGGGGTAAAATGCAAATAGCACAGGCACAGACTGCGTTTGAGATTGAGAAGATGAATGCACAAGCTGCACTTAAGAGTAAGCTAATGCGTGAAGAGTTTGACTATAATTTACAGTTAAACACAATGACCGAGAAGGCTTTACAGGACAGAGAGAATGAGCGGGAGGGAGCTAAGAGTGAGCGTATAGATAAGCAGAATACTCAACAGTCAAAATTGATAAATCAGAGGGAAAACAATCTTCCACCTCAAAGTTTCGAATCTAATGAAGATAGTCTAGATGGGTTTAACCTTAGAGAGTTTGACCCACGATAAATAATATCGTATATTATATATTAAATTTGTAAAATAAAATCTAATGGAAATTAAAGTAAGAGCACTTGATGGACTTCAAGAGAAGTCCTCTCAAGAAATTGAAAAAGAAGTATTAGCTGCCGCAGAGGCAAAAGAGAATGCAAAAGCAGAAGTTAACACTACAGGAGTGGATGATAGCGACAAGGGTGCCACCACCGAGAAAGAGCAAGAAGGTGTACAGCCGGAAGCTAAAACAGAAGCTGAATTAAAAGAAGAAGATGTTCTTTCATTTATTAAGAGCAAATACTCAAAGGATATCACATCAATAGATGAGTTATTTAATACAGGAGAAGCGGCTGAGCTTCCTGAGGAAATACAAGGGTACCTTGAGTACAAAGAAAAAACAAAGGGGAGGGGTCTTGCAGACTACATGAAGTTGTCTGAAGATATCTCTTCGATGGATGAAGACCAAATTCTATCTGAATATTTCATCTCTACAGGGGATGCTATCGATTCAGAGGATGTTGAGGTTCTTATGGAAGACTTCGTTTATGACGAGGATTTTGATGAGGAGAAAGACATTAAGAAAAAGAAGTTGGCAAAGAAACAAACGATTGTAAAAGCAAAGAAGTTTCTTGAGACGCAAAGAGAAATGTACAAACATCCACTTGAGTCAAGTACGGGTGCAGTTTCTGCAGAGCAGCAAGAGGAATTGAAGGCTTACAATGAATATATAGCAGAAGCTAAGACTACACAAGAGGTGGTTAAGAGACAAAGTGATTGGTTCCTTGAAAAGACCGATGAAGTGTTTAGTGATTTCAAAGGTTTTGATTTCCAAATAGACGATTCTACTTTAACCTTTAACCCGGGTGACGCAGCAAAATTAAAAGAGACCCAATTGGACTCGACGAACTTTATGAAAAAGTTTCTTGACCCACAGACAGGTTTAGTTAAGGATGCGCGCGGGTACCATAAGGCTTTAGCGGTAGCTATGAATCCCGACAAGTTCGCTAAGTTCTTTTATGAGCAAGGCAAATCAGAGGGGACAGAAGGTGTTGTCAAGGGCATTAAGAATGTCGATATGACTACACAGAGAGTCCCTGAGGTTTCAAAGAATAAGGATGGGTTTCAAGTTAGAGCAATTACTCCACCAAGTGGAAGAGGGCTCACAATTAAATAGGTATTAACAAACTAAAAAAATTATTATGGCAGGTTCATTTACAGGTTCCGGTTACGACCTCCAACCGAGCGCACAACAAGTGCCGGTTGAAAGTAACTATATTACAGATTTTGACTTCTTAAACCAATATCTTCCTGATACTTATCAGAGAGAATTTTCGAAATATGGAAATCGTTCCATTTCGTCTTTTATGAAACTAACAAGCGCAGAGCTTCCTAGTACATCCGACATGATTAAGTGGACTGAAGAAGGTCGCTTACACATTAAATACACGCAAGTGGGTAACGGAGCAACGGCTGCTGATGACACGGCTATTTTCCAAGTTAACGACACAGGGGTACCTGCATTCACAACATCTAACGCACAGGTAATGCGTGTTGGGCAAACTGTTGTTGTCATCCAAAACGATGGTTCAGGTGAAAACAAAGGTGTTGTTACCGCGGCTGATATTTCTGCAAACGCACTTCGTTTTACTGTAGCGTTTTACGAAGCAGGTGGTTTAGTAACTACAGGTACAGGCCTTGGTAATGCTGATTGTACTGTATTTATCTACGGTTCTGAGTTCCAAAAGGGAACAGCAGGGATGGACGGTTCGCTTGAGGCTGACACAAACTTCCTTGAGAACTCTCCAATTATCCTAAAGGATTCTTATGAGGTGTCAGGTTCTGACATGGCTCAAATTGGTTGGGTAGAAGTATCTACTGATGCAGGAGCAGGCTTCCTTTGGTATTTAAAATCAGAAGGAGACACTCGTATGCGTTTTGATGACTACTTAGAGACTTCAGCTATTGAAGCCGTTCCTGCGGAAGCAGCGGGTGGTGCAATTGCTGCAGGGTACAAGGGTAGTGATGGTGTATTCTATGCTGTGAACAACAGAGGAAATCTTTGGACAGGTGGAAACCCAACATCGCTTTCTGAGTTTGACACGTTAGTTGGTAGACTTGACAGTGAAGGAGCTATCGAGGAGAACGCAATTTTCTTAGACCGTCAATTTGGATTTGACATCGATGACATGTTGGCTACACAAAACTCTTATGGAGCAGGTGGTACATCTTATGGAATGTTCCAAAACGATGAGAAGATGGCATTAAATCTTGGCTTCTCAGGTTTCCGTAGAGGTTATGATTTCTACAAGACTGATTGGAAATACTTAAATGACCCTACAATGCGTGGGCAAAATGTAGGTGGTTCAGGTTCAGGTGCAATCAATGGATTGTTAGTACCTGCAGGAACAACCAATGTGTATGACCAAGTAATGGGGGCAAACGCCAAACGACCTTTCTTACACGTTAGATACCGTGCTTCTCAAACTGAGGATAGACGATACAAAACGTGGATGACGGGGTCTGCAGGTGGAGCTAAAACCAACAACATCGATAAGATGGAAGTTAACTTCTTATCTGAAAGATGTACTTGTACTTTAGGTGCAAACAACTTCGTATTGTTCGAAGACTAAATAGAGTAACTTTACAGCAAGGTGTATTTAAAATGCACCTTGCTTTTTATAATTTATAATTAAAATTAAAATGAAATTAGAATCAAAAAACAGAGTTTACAAACTCACAAAAGGCGCGCCATTGTCGTGCGTTATCCCATCAAGAAGCAATAAGCATAAGCCTCTATTGTATTGGGATGATAACAATCAGGTGAATCGCCCATTAAGGTATGCGAGAAACCAAAAGAGTCCATTTGAGGACGAGCAAGATGGAGAGGCTATTATAGAGCCAATCATCTTTGAAAGCGGGATGTTACAAGTCCCAAAAAACAACCCAATTTTGCAGCAGTTCTTGCACTATCACCCATTAAACGGCAAAAAGTTTATGGAGGTTGATAAGGAGAAGGATGCAGAAGCTGAGGTTAATAAAATTGTAGCTGAGATTGACGCAGCAGCAGCAGCTAGAAACATGAGCATCGAGGAGCTCGAGGCTATGGCTAGGGTGGTATTAGATGTGGATGTATCTACGATGCAGAACTCAGAACTAAAGAGAGCGGTGCTTGTATTTGCAAGAACCAATCCTGCGGATTTTATGGATGCCATTAGTGACCCCGGGTCTCAAATGAAAGCAACCATTAAGCAATTCTTTGAAGAGAGGTTGCTAACAGTTCGGAACAAGAACCGAGATGTGTTCTTTAACCTAGCGAGTAACAAAAAGAGATTAGCTGTAGTCCCATTTGGGGTAGACTATATTGAGTATTTACTTGATTGGTTTAAAACCGAAGACGGCTCAGAGCAGTATGAATACTTACTAAAACAACTTTAACACTTTCTTCATTCTTTTATTTTCTTTGAAAAGGGGGCTCATAGGGCTCCCTTTTTTAGTTATCTTTGTACCTATTAGATTTATTTTTTTAACCTAACAAACATTTATTATGCAAAAATTTTTAAAAGTAACGAATGCACCGGCTACGGGGCAATTAATTGCAATCGAAGGAATCAAAGCTGTAGAAACAGGTGGAGCAACAGCAACTTCTGTGACAGTGGAATACCTCGATGGAACGACAACTACCATTACAACAGCAGCACAGGTGGCTTCTGATGTTTATGAAGAGATTGTAGCAGGTATTGAAGCCGCTCTGATGACAGATTGGAAGAAGCCTTATTACTTAATAACGTCTCCAAAAGCGGTTACTAGTATTGCGAATGCGTAGCAACAACTAAGTTGAATTTGAAAAGAGACCTATTTATTAGGTCTCTTTTTTTTTGGTTATCTTTGTCAGAAAGTATCTCAGATGATAGATTCGGTTAGAAACACGGTGTTGTCTACACTTAATAAGAATAATTATGGGTATATATCTCCTTCGGATTTTAACCTATATGCAAAGCAAGCTCAATTAGATATATTTGAGAATTATTTTTATCAGTACAACTACCAAATAAATAAGGAAAATGCAAACCTATCGGGGACGGGGTATGCTGATATTACTAAGGGTTATGAAGAATCGATAGATATCTTCTCTGTTTCTAAATTATTGTATTATGATTCGGGAAACAAATTCTTTACTCCAAGCCAAACAACAACTAGTGATGATTATTACTTGCTTAATAGCATAGATGTATTCATTAATCTTTTGGGGAGCGGTACAAATACTAGCACCAATGCAAATGACCTAATAGATAGCGGAGCAGACTTCGTGGCTTCAGGTGTATCGGTGGGAGATATAGTGACTAATACGACAACAAAATTAACTGCAGAAGTAACTGGGGTTGCGGTTACAACATTAGCGATTGATGCTAATATATTCTTAGCCACACCGAACAACTATGCAGTTTATGGTGGCGGTGTCTCAGAGAGAAAGGTGGCTGAGCGGGTGTCTCAAAATAAAATTACGATGCTCAATAGCTCATTGCTTACGGCTCCATCGTCAACATTCCCGGCTTACACGTTAGGGGAGACAACGGTGTCGATATTCCCAAAAACATTTAATACATACGGCGCAGTGCGATGTCAGTACATCAGATATCCAAACGAACCTAAGTGGACATACGTAACATTAACTGATGGGGCTCCTGTGTTTAACGCATCAGCGGGTGATTATCAAGATTTCGAGATACCACTGAGTGACGGCCCGACGCTCACATTAAAGATATTACAATATGCGGGTATGTCAATTAGAGAGATAATGGCAACGCAATTTGGCCAAGGTTTAGAGGCTGCTGAAACACAAAACGAAAAATAGAATATGGCTTACTTATCTGAATTTGAATATTATACGAATAACGCAACAGCACCTGAAGAAAAAAATTGGGGGTCGTATCAGTATATATCGTTGGACGATATCGTAACCAACTTTATGTTGATGTATTATGGCAATCATAGTCTTATCAATAATGAGCCAAGGTATAAGGTTCTATTTCATGCTAAGCGTGGCATACAAGAATTAAACTACGACGCATTTAAGGAAATTAAAATCCTAGAGCTAACTGTGCCCAACACATTGAAATTTATACTTCCCCATGACTATATCAATTGGGTGAGGATATCTGTTTATGATAACGGTGTTTTGCGTCCACTCAGTGAGAATATACAAACCAATTGGAGTAGTGCATATCTGCAGGATAATAGTGGGAATATATTATTCGACGTTAACGGGAATATTCTAAGTCCTCAATTTTCAGATATTGATTATCAAAGGATAACCGGCTCAAAGAAGTCTATTTATCTAAATTCAAACAACCCGCAATTTAATGGGTATGAAGGGTACAACTATAATGGGGATTGGTATTTTGATTTTCAAGTGGGCGCTAGATTCGGATTAAATACAGAGACGGCCAATGCTAACCCTACTTTCAAGTTGGATAGGAAAGCGGGAGTTATAAACTTCAGCTCGGGGATGTCGGATAAGTTATGTATACTTGAGTATGTGTCAGATGGCATGGAGGGTGGTGATGCCACATTGATAACCGCGAATAAAATGTTTGAGGAGTATCTATATGCATATATTGAATACTCTATACTGAGCTCAAAATTAGGTGTTCAGGAGTACGTAATCACTAGGGCTAGAAAAAGAAAGAGAGCATTACTCTCAAACGCAAAAATTAGAATTAGCGATATACATCCGGGAAGGCTTCTAATGAATATGAGGGGTAGGGATAAAATAATTAAGTAGAATGGCGAATATAAAAAGAAATTTCACTGCGGGGAAGATGAACAAAAGCCTTGATGAAAGGCTTATACCTAATGGTGAGTATATCGATGCTTTAAACATTCGTCTCGGGTCTACTGAGGACAGTGAGGTTGGGTCTGTTGAAAATGCGAAGGGGAATACTAAACTTACAGCAATACAATTCAATGGAACAGCTTTATCGTCAGACGCTCTGTGTATAGGCGCTTTTGAGGATGGGGCAAATGAGACCATCTATTGGTTTGTGCATGACTCTAATTTCCCTGTAGGGGCGACGGGTAAGTTGGACCTAATTGTATCACTAGGCATCACTAATAACATACTGACGTATCATGTTGTGAGTATGGATGATGGAGATGGTGTAGATACTACATTGAACTTTAACCCTAAGTATTTAATTAATGCTGTGGATTTGGTAGACAACTTCTTGTTGTTTACAGATAATTATAACCCACCAAGGGCTATTGATACTACAAAGAATTATTACAAGCCATCATCTAACCTAGACGTTGTTACAGCAGAGGAGCTTTTGGTAATAAAAAAACCTCCCTATGAGCCTATTGGGGTTCGTAGTCTAGAGAATGATTCCAAGGATACATTCTTAGAGGATAGGTTTGTGTGCTTTTCATATAGATGGAGGTATTCCGGAAACCAATATTCAGCGACAGGACTGTGGTCACAACCGACATTTTTGCCCGGAGCATTTAATTATAACTTCGCAACAGGACTAAACGATGGAATGGTTAATACTAAGAACTCTGTAGAATTGACTTACAATTCAGGCGGTGCTTTAGTGGTTGGTATAGACCTTCTTTGGAAGGATATGCAGACCGGTAATATTAGGGTAATTGAGAAGATAGACAAAAAGAAAACAGGTAAGGTTGATAGTCAAGACTATACCTTCACCTTTGATAGTAGCAAAATATTCACAGTACTACCTGAGAGCGAGATACTTAGGTTGTATGATAATGTACCTAGGCTTGCCCAAGCTCAGACGCTAATGGGTGGGAGGCTGATTTATGGTAACTACCTAGAGCAGTATGACCTAATAGACCTAAACGGGTTTCCAACAAAGATTGAGTACACAACGAAATTAGTGAGTAATGTATTAGGTTTTGAGGAGGTAACAACGAGCTTTACTGAGCTTGTCCTTCCTTCAACAGAGTATGGTTGGGATTATGGATTAAACATAACCG